CGCACGAAATTGATCGGCAGGACCGGCGCGATCTCGACGCTCACTTCCATGACGTCCAGAACCAGCTCCAGATTGAGCGCCCGGTGGGCGACCAGAATTTGATTGTCAACGAGCAGGCCGAGCGTGTTGATCGCCACGCCCTTGCCGGCGTTGACCGTCCCGCTGAAGCCCTTCTTGCCGACCGCGAACTCCATGTTCGTGCGGAAATTGAAGGTCGCGAAGTTAACCGCCTGGTTGACCGAGCCCTCGGTGAACGCCAGATTGTCGGTCGACAGGTGGGTCGTCACGTTGCGGACGATCCGCCGGCCCACGCCCTCGACGTTTTCGCAGAAGCACAGGCCCGCCTGCACCAGCTCCTCCGCGTCGTCCGTCGGGTTCCAGCTGTTGTGCTGGTCGAAGTCGAGGATGTTAGCGAACTTGTGGGTCAGCGGGGTGCCCACGACGGCCCCAGCCTGCATGCCCGCGATGACCGCGGCCCCGAACGGCGGGGGGAACGTCTGGCGCTCACCCGCGCTGTTGTACCGGTCGATGTTCTGCGCCCACACTCGCGTGTGCCGGCTGTTCAGGTTCACGATCTGCGCCTTGATTTCGGTCTTGGTCGCCAGGCCGTTCATGCCCGCGTTCATCACGCCGGCCACGCAATCTCGCTCCGACCGGCCGATGCCGCCCATGTACGCGCAATGCGCATCCGCCGCTGCGTGCACCGCCGGGTCGGCCGTGAGCACGACCACCGTGTTCACGTTGGTCTGCTTCAACAGATTGAGCGCCTGCTGCCAGTGGGTGAACAGCGTGGTGCCCTCGCTGCCGCCCTGGAGGTAGACCGCGCTGGTCGTGTTCGTCGGCGCCCCGCCGGTCGCACCGGCCGAGGCAACGGCGCTCACCAGCTCGCTGTTCTGGTTGATCCAGTTGACGAGCGCGTACAGGTCGGCGCGGAAACCCGGGTTGGCCGGGTCGAGGCAGCTGACGGCCGCCGTGCTCACGTCCAACTCCGCCGGGCTCATCTTGGTCTGGCTGGTCACGAGAGTCGCGACGAACCCGCCGGTGCCTGCGATGGCCCGCGCGTTGGCGTAGTCCGCGATCTTCTGCATCGTGTTCTGCGTCGCCGGCGTAGTCAGCAACGCGATGGCCGAGCTGGTGACCGTCCGGGCCACCGCGACCGCGCCGAGCACGATCGCCGTGATCTCACTCCAGAGGGCTGCGCCGACCACCGGGACGGCCCCGGCGAGCGTCAGCTTCTCCAGCTGGGTGGCACCGGTCGGGCTCTTCCCGACCAGAATGACCACCGACGTGGACGCGCCGTCCGCGACGATCGTGGCCGCGCCGTTGGCGTACATGCAGACACCGCGGACGAGCCCCTTGACCGGCGAGGCGCCGGCGGCCAGGCTGATGACGGTCGCGCCGCCACCGCTGGCCCTGACGAGCACGGTGCCCACGGTCGTGCCGGTGATGGCCGCGCCGAGCACGCCCGCCGCGCCCCACGCCTGGGTGCCCACGCGGGCGGTCAGCCCATTGAGCAGCAGCGTCTCCGCCTTGACGGCGCCCGTGCCGTCCAGACCGTAGATGGTGACCTGTTGGGTCGTGTCGCCCGCGGCCGAGCTGACGACCTCGATCGTGCCGGGTGCGGCGAGCGGCGTGATGTCGCTGTCCTTGCCGAGCGTCGCGCGCGTTGCGTCCGCCCGGACGACCCCGCCCGCGTTGACGCGTGCGAGCATCGTATCCCATCCGCCGGTCGGCTTGGTGTACTTGAGCTGGAAGATGTCGTCACCGCCCAGGTCGTCGACGGCCTCCACCTGGTCCTCGAACTGGATGGTCAGCAGCTTGCCCTTGGTCGTGCCGGCCGCGATGGCCACGTTCACTTGCTCGGTGAACGCGCCGTAGTCCAGACTGGTCAGCGCGAGCGCGTTGCCGAACGCGTTGGGGAACTGACCGGCCGACTGGACGGCCGGGTTCACCTTCATCGCCACGACCTCGACGGCGCCGCCCGGGATGTCCGTGTCGGCCGACGGCTCGAACACCAGGCCCATGACCTCGCGCAGGTCGCCGGAGCGGAAGAGCGCGCGACCGGCCTCGGGCTTGCGCACGCGCAAGAACTCGCTCGGCTTGGTCATGACCGACGCGGGCTTCCCGCCCTCGGCGGTGCCGAGCACGGCGACGATGCCCGCCGCGCTCAGGCCCACGGCCTCAAGGCCGGACGCGTCGACCTCGCTGTACGAACCCGGAACCGAAATCAGACGACCGTTGAAGAATATGGATGTGGCCACTTGACATCTCCTTTAGCGATCAGCCCACTGGCTTCATCGCGAACTTGACGAACTCGGCGGCCCACTCGGGGATCGTGAGCAGCGCGATCTTGTGCGCGCGGCAGTGGGCGGCGAATCCGGCCATCTGGTCACCCTTGATCCGCTGACTGGCCGTGAACACGGGGAGCGTCACGCGCGGCAACGACAGCAAGGGCAGCGCTTGTTCTTGCCCCGACAAATCCTCCACCGGCGTTTCTTGGGGGGGAGCAATCTGCGCGTCCGGCGTCACCAGCTCCTCGGTCACCGGATCGCCATACCGCTTACTTTTGCCCATCGTCGTCTCCCTCACCCGCCGTGTACGTCGTCACCAGCGTCTTAACCCCCCCAACATCTCGCGGACTGCCCGTACTGTCAACGTGTATCCCGCCGATTTGCCAGGTCTTACCCGTCAGGCTCTCCAGGTCGAGCCGGATGAACTCGCTCTGGCAACCGAACGTGATCTGCCGGACCCACAGGTGCTCCGGCAGGTACGCCGGGTCGGGCACCAGGTCCTGACCGCCCACTTGCATGGCGAACATCCCTTGGGTGATGAAGTAGCTGGCGGCGGCGAGCAGCACGCTCTTGAGGATCTGGTAGTAGTAGAGGGTCAGGTCGGGGTTCTCGGTCACGACCATGATCGCGTACTGGTGCTGCCAGATGGCACTCCGCAGGTCCGCCCCGTCCGCCGGGTCACCCGGCTCGTCCACCTGGCCAGCCACGTCCCCCAGGTACGTCTGCGCCTCGTTCTCCGATGACAGGACGATCGACGCCTGGGGGAACTTACCGTCCACCCGCGGGTACCCGTGGATGATGTTGATCGGCTGCTCCGCCCAGATGCGCTTGATCGCCTCGACCTCGGTGATTTCCAACTCGTAGTAGTCGCGGAACAGCGCGTCCAGAATCTCGGGGTGGGCTGTCACGTAGGCCACCCCGTCCTTGAGCGCGGTAAACAAGTAGCGTTCGATCATTTCCCACTCCCCCAACCTTCAAAGTAGGCGGCGAACGCCTTGGCGGCGATGCCATGCACGTACTCGACGACCTTCTTGGACAGCTGCACGCCCGGCGTCGTGTCCGGCCGGACCCACCCGCGGCTGCCCGTGCTGATCGTCCGGAACGTCATGTAGCTCGACTGGGTGGCCTTTTTGTAGGTCTTCTCCTGACGGACCATCCCCTCGTAGATGTTCACCGCATGGTGCCGCTTCAGCTTGGGGATTTCCAGATTCTTCAGCCGGCCACCCCATTTTGTGGGCCCGCCCGGCATGCCCGTCGTGGGCGCCAGCTTCTTGGCCAGCTTGTAGACCGACCGCCCCAGCCGCTTCGCGTCGTCGACCATCGTGTGCCCGCCGTACGGCCGGCCCATCGGCATGCCGACTGCCCCACCCGCATTCGGTCCCGCGTGACGGAACGGGATCGCCCGGTAGAACCCACCGTCCACCCGCTCGTGCTTGCCCCGCTCGCCCATCGGCACGGTCGGCACGTCCGGGCCGAGCAGCGTGTCGTGCAGGTCCGTCCGGGGCATCCCGTGCTCGACGATGCGCGGTAGCATGCCCACCAGGCTGATCACGGTCGTCAGCTTGTCCACCCAGCTTACCGGCTGGATGCCGTGCATGTAGTCGCGGCGTGTGCGGAACAGCGTGGCGCCCGCCTGCTTGAACCACTCGGCGCGTGCACCGTCCGCGATGTTCCCGAGCACAGTGGCCACGGCTTCCTCGTTCAGATGCTGCATCATCCACGGGGGAAGCACTTTGGCCAGCTCGGTCACGTCGATCACAGTAGGAACTCCAACTTGGCTACGCCCTGGACGGGCAACTCAGTCTCATCGCCGCGCGGGGTCACCGGCTTTTTGACCTTGCGCTTGATCACCGTGTACCGCAGCGAATGCGGGTGCTCCATCACCCGGTACACCGGGTGCGTCAAGTAATGGACGGCCAGGCGCGTGCCCTTCGCCGGCGCCTTGCCCGCCACCCAGGTGATGACGCCGGCGACGATCGAAAAATCGTAACCGAACTGGTACACCTGATTGATCGAGCGCAGCAGGTTGACGTCGCGCACCCAGTATTTTGTCGTCACCGCGGGGCCCGCCGCGTCCGCCAGCTCGGTGTACGCGATCACGCTGTCCAGATTGACCAGCCGATCGAAGTACCCCAGCTTGTTGGGCGCCCTGGTCGTCACGTTAACCGTCCCCTGCTCGCGCGGGGTCGCCCGGTCGAACGGCACGTACTGGGTGGCGAACGCGGTCATGAGCGCGCGGATCACCGCCGCGGCGTCATCGACGATCACCCGCTGGAGCGCGTCGAGCGTGCCCGTCTTCAGCTCGTCCGTGACCGCGCCGGCCGGGCGGAAGCGCAACCAGCTCGTACCCTTGCACAGCGGGCAGTTGGGGTCCGCTTGGTTCGTCTGCGCGTTGACGCTCACGCACGGGCAAAGGGCGGCGCGCGACCAGGCGACCCGCGCGCCCTTGGCCTCGACCGCGACGTCAAACTCTTTGTGCCGGAAGTCGATGCGCCGACCGCCAGTTTCTTTTTCACCCGGCGGGATGCCCAGCACGCCCGCGTCTTTGGAGAGGACGACCATCGTGGTTACCCGGCCCGCATGCGCAGGCCCTTGTAGTAGCGGATGAGCGTGGGCACCATGTCCTTCAGGTCTTTCGTGTACTGGATGATGCGCGCGCCGTAACCGGCGTTCGTGGCCGACGACGTGGTGCTGATCGATTGGCTCAGCCCGTCGATGCCCAGCGACTGGCTGGCCACGCCGGCACCGGCGATCAGGTCGCCAGCGATATTCAACGGCCCACAGCTCGCGAACTTACCGATCACGTCCTTGAGCATGTACGGCACCACATCCAACTGTGGGTCGTTGATCCCGGCCATGCCCGGGGCGGGCCGGCCGAACCCCGCGCGGTATTTGATGCGGAACAGGTCGGGGATGTACCGGTTGCTCCCGTAAATAAACGGCACCCACGCACCGGCCGCACCGAGCAGGATTGTCCCCGCCGTGCCCGGCCCGGGCACGATCTGAATCTGTCCAGATTCTCGGGCTACGTGGATCCACTCGGGCTTGAAATCCTGGACCGTCTGCTCGCCGGGGAGCACCATCCGCACCGACTCGACATGGATTACGGGGAACCGGTCAACCTCGGTCCACAGATATTTCCCGTAGTCCTCCCGCATATAGTCCTGCCGCTCTTCCTCGATGTCCAGCGGGCGGATCGGAATATCCAGCTTGTGCTCCATCCAGCTGACGGCCGTCCGGATGTAGTGGGCGAACACTGAATCGGGGTACGGCATCCCGTCGTCCCTCGTCAGGTCCACACCGAACAAATAGTTGGTCTTCAGATCATCGATGCTGACGATGCTGAGCGCCGGGTCCTCTTGCCCTGGCTGCGCGGTCGAGAACGAGTCGAACGCGAAGGTCACGCTGTTGTAATACCGGTATTTGTACCAGTACGAACTGCTACCCAGCGCGTCCGTGTAGTCGTAGGCCACGACGTTGGCCGCAAGCTGCGGCCGGGTGTGCGTCGCCGTGATCTCCTGGTAGGCCCCGCCCTCCCCGTTCGTCGACCTGAAAATCTGGATCCGATCAAAATCGACCAGCACGTCGTTGACATCGGGGACACTGATCGTCAGGTCGATGGGGATGACGAGCGGGCAGGACATGCGCGGCTCCTACGGTTGTGGGGCCGGCGCGGGCGGCGGCTCTTGGTACAGGGGCTCCGGCGCGGGCTTCGCGCCCATGCGGCTCATGAGCACCACGATGTTGCGGTCCATACGCTGCTGCCGCGCCGTCAGATTCCCCATCTCCACCTGGATGGTCTGGATCTTCCAATCCCGCAGCTCGTTCGTGCCCTTCAGCTTCTCCGCGGCCATGGCCACGTCATTCCACGTCTGTGCGTTCGCCGCCTCGTGCTGATGGAAGACGGACTGGGGGGTGAACAGCTGGGTGAGCAGCGCGCTACCCCCGCCGAGCAGCGCGAGGATGAACCCGCCGATCGCCACCCAGGAACTGACACCCAAGACCACCCGTGGTTTCGATTCGCCGACTCGCATCTCCGTCGTGTCGTGCGCCATGGTCATCCTCCCTACTGCCCGATGTCGGCAGCCCAGGTCGTGATGTCCTGCTGCGTGGCCTGCGGGACCGTCCGATACCAATCGACGTCCGTGCCGTCGATGGTGAACCGCACGATCGCCCCCCGCTGCGCGAACAGCTGGAAGAACCCGTTATTGTCCGTCGTCGTGCCCACGATCTCGGTCGCCTGCTGCGAGCCCGCGACCGCCTGGGGCGTCTTGGCGAACAGGTGGACGCACGCACCGGCCACCGGCTGGCCGCCCGCGTTGCGTATCACACCGTAGATGGTGCACAGCGTCGGGTCGGGCGGGGGCAGGATGTTGATCACGCTCGTCCCCTGCACGGTCACCGCCGCGTCGGACGTGACGATCAACGGCTCAGGCACGGTGAACGCGTAGCCGGCGGCGACGATGCGCAGGTTGTAAATGCCATCGTCGAGCGCGAACGTCGCGTCCCCATTCTGGTCGGTGTACTTGCGGCAGAGGAAGACCGTGTTGGCGTAATCGTAGACGTCGACCTGGGCGTTGGGGATCGCGAGCGCGCCCACCGTCTGGACGGTCAGGTCGATCTGACGCGCTCCCGCCCACCCGTAGGTCCAGCGGCTGAGCGCTTCGCCCGTGCTGCCCGGGATAGCATGCGCGGCCAGCAGCTCGTCCCACACCGCGTCGGCCATCGCCAGGGGCACCGCCGTTGTAGGGTCCTCCATGGCGGCCAACCGGCCTATCACCGTGTCCGTCGGGCTGACGGGGACTACCGGTGAGGCGGACGGCAGGTACAGCTCGTCGGTCACCACGTGCAGCTCGTTGTCGAACCCGATGGGGTCCGCCAGGTGGCGGAAGTATACGTGGTACACCGAACTGCTGCCGATCGCGCTCTGGCCGAACACGTACTGATAGACGCCCGGTTGGTTCACCGCGTCGACCTCGACTAGCGGCAACCAGGTCGGGGTGGGCACGAACGTCAGGCCGTTCCAGAACCAGCCGTCCAGCGCGGGCCCGGCGGGGAATGCACGACTGCGCCGGATCGCCACCTCGGGCGATTTACCGACCGCCCCCAACTGGGTCGGGTCGACCAGGGTGAGCAGCAACACCAGGTCGTCCGCCGTGCCCCATCGTTGGTACGCTGCCGCCATCGTCACTCCTGATCACATCCTGCCCCGTGGAGGACCGAACGTCAACCGCTACACGGGCTCGATGCGGTAGCTCAGGTTGCCCAGCTCGCGCTGCTGGTAGAGCACGGTTAGCGGCAGGTCGTTCAACGCGCGCAGCGGGGCTCCGGGGTCGCTGTAGTGACCGAGCGGCAGCTCCGGGTCGCACATATCGATCTCCTCGCCGACCGCCAGCGAGTAGCCGCCGATCTCAGGGAGCACGATGGGCGCGCTGCCGATGTTTTTGACCAAGACGGTGAACTGGTGCGGGTTGTGCTGTGGGCCTGGCATGGTGTGCTCCTCAGAATGTATCGGTTAATTCGTTGTCGCTACCAGGTTTGTCGACCTGTGTGTGGCAGTCCAGATACAGCACCCCGAAATTCGCTTGCGCCGTCCCGCTCGGTTTGCTGTCTGTATAGGTATCAAGTATGTTGGTCCCCAGCCGCGATAGTTTCACCAGCAGCATCGAACTGTGGGACTCGCTGGTCGGCGGACTGATGTTGGTCAACAGATTGTAGACTTTGTGCTTCCACTGGTCCGTTCCCGCGACCGCAGTCGTGATGTTGCCGGATGTCCAGCCACTAATGGCCGGGATGGTATCATCGGCCTTGACCCAGGTGTAGGCGTACGAGAAATAGACATTGCCACTTACTGCTCCGCCAGGAATGGCATGAATGTGGAGCGAGGCCAGATTGGTCTGTAGCTTGCGGCGGTGGGTGAACTGCACGCGAATCTGGAAGAAGTCGTCTTGGTCGTGCCGGAGCCACGGAACAATGAATCCAGTATCTCGGATCTGTTCGGTCGTCCACTGTGCTGTACCGATCAGGGCCGTGCTGACATCGCCCTGCTGATCATCGTAGCCAGGCTTGGTGCGGATGAAGTCAGCGAACAGGCGAATACCACCTAGCAAACCGCTCATCGGATAATCCTCGACCCGCTCGGGCCTTCAATCCAGTCGCCCAGATTCGGGATGTCACTGTATTGGAAAGTCGTGCCGTCCAGAATGATCGGGTTGGTCGCAGCCAGGCCGGAGAGGGCGACGGGCGCGGTGATGACCCCGCAGTCATCGGCCACGTACCCGTTCGTGTTCCCCGACCCGCTGATTGCGGAGTGGATGACCACGCGGCCCTGATTCAGGGCTTTGATGGCGGTCGAGCAGTTGTCCACGGTCAGCCCGGTAATCGACGCGCTCGCCGGCCCGTAGTAGTACCCAACGAGAATCCCTTGCGCGTTGCCCGCCCCTCCGTCCAGCGTGGTGTCGGAAAGGGTGAGCTTGCCCTCCCAAATAGCGATCAACGGCACTGCCGACGACATGGTGGGCGCGGCGCGCAAGGTAGAATACCGTATATCCAGGTACCCAGCGATGGATTCAAATATCAGCCCCCAATTGGTAACCACGCCATAGATCAGGCAGCCACTAAAAATCACGCCGCTCGGGCCGTTAACGGACATTGGGTAAGCTGCATCCAGATCAAACGATGTGTCGAAGAAGAATGTACGTGGTGACTGAATGCCAAAAGCATAACCTCCGGGGGATTGGATTGCGAACATGCAATACTGGAACCACGCCTCGGCGTTCACGTCCACGATCACGCCGCTGGTTATCCGGGCGGCCGTGGTCCCGAACGCGAGATTGTTGAACCGCATGAACCCACCGGTCGCGGGGCCGTTCAGCCAGAAGCCCGCCCCGTTCGTTAATCCGTACTCGTGATCGAACCATGTGGCCGCCGGCTCGACAATCGTGAACGTGCAGGCACCGGTCGCCGGTGGGTAGCCGACGAGCGTCAGTTGGGTCGTGGTGTTCTTGGCGATGACCTGCTTCACTCCAGCGTTTGCGCCGGACGTGAACAGGCAGAACTTCCCTCGGTGCTGATCAGCCGTCCAGGTGCCGACGCTGCGCGTGACGATCTTCCCACTCGACACCGTACCGGCCTGGTCCGCCTCCGTTTCGGTGTCCTCACCCCAGAACACGATCTGCCGCTCGTAGAAGAGCATCGGGTCATCGGCAATATAGTTCTTCGCGGTCATGACCTTCGGCGAGGAGAAAAGTCCGAGCGCGTACCCGAATCCATAAACACCCGGCTTCGCGTAATGTGATCCGGCACGTAGTTTGATTTTCGCCATCTTTGACAAGTTGGGGGGCAGGATGTCCAGCGCGTCCTGTGGAAACTTGAGCGGTGCGCCCAGCGCATTGTACTCGGCCTGGCTGGTGATGATCACGTTGGCGGCTGGGCTCACGCCGGTCGCGTAGTCCACCTCCATGGCGATGGTCTCGTGCGCCGCCATCGACAGCTCGGCCGGAACGAGCTGCCCGCCCACGCGGACGAACAGAGGGTGGCCGCGTTTGTCGGTCACGGTCGCGAGCTGTCCATCCGCACCAGCCGGCACACTGCCAAGAGCACGCGGCACCAGCTCTAAATCGTTGATCCTCAGTTTTCCGTCAACCAAGCCGGCCATATCAGCTCCTGCCTATCTTCGATCCGTGCTGGCCTATGATGTAGTCGCCAACATTTGCGAGGTCGGAATATGGATGATTTACTCCGTCGATGCTGATGGGGTTGGTCGCGGCAAGGCCTGCTGGATTATATACTTGTATAGACCCACCTTGCGTGAGTACGAATCCATTAGTATTATTCGATCCCGCACCATTACTTATAATCAATCTGCCTTGTCTACAATTATACGCAGTTAAACAGTTATCGATATCTAAATTCATGTAACTTGATATATCACCACCATCTTCGACGGATACACCGATAGCAACACCGGCACCATCGATTCTGTGATGTCCTTGAGGCTCATACACACCACCACGGCGGAACTGTAATACAGGAGTAGCTCCGTGAGCTACCAATGCTTGTAGCGTACTATACCATGTAGCAAATGTGCCGCCAGCACAATCTACGAATGTAAGACCAGGGCATACTAATTCTACGAATGAACTCTGTATGACAGCGTATCCGCCAGCCCATATAGACAAGGCAGGATACCCGCTAGGATATGGGAGAGTTACTACATTCCAATACCCTGCTCCGAAATAGAGTTGTCCTAAACTGACCTGCCACCCGCTCCAATCATTTTGTAGCATACGACAGCCCATCATAGTAACAGCTACGCCCCCTGCAATTACAGAATTTAGACACGGGAAACTAGTATTGCCAAATTGTATATTGTGAAAGTTTATACCTACTAAAGATCCGTAACCACCTGTGATGTCTCCTGCGAATATTAATCCGTAGTTACACGGAGTAACGCCATCGGAAGAACCAACTAGTATAGCAGCAGGAGTAATTATCTCGAAAGTACACACGCCAGCAATTAAGGCTGGACCCTCGGTAATCAATTTAGTCGCTGTATTACTTCTAATAACTGTCTTAGTTCCTGCATTAACTCCCGTCTTGAACAGACAGAACATACCTTTGTGAGCATCAATAGTCCAAGTTCCACTCGTTCTTGTAATCTCATAAGTACTAGCTACAGTGCCAGATTGTTCTGCATCCTGAATAGTACTATCGTCACTATAGAATATTATATCTTTAACTAAAGAAGGAGATGTGAAGTCCAATACTCCGTCGGGACATGCTAACATCTTAGACGACATAGCGAACATAGAAGAAAGACCTGGAGAGTAGCTATCAGGCTTCGCTAAATGCGTTCCGGCCTTCAACTTGATCATGACGCGGTTCTGGAGAATCGGCGGTAGGATGTCGAGAGCATCTTGTGGGTACAGCAGGTCGTACCCTAAAGCATCGTACTCGGCCTGTGACGTGATGATCGTGCCAGCCGGTGGACTGGTCCCTGTAGCAGAGTTCACCTCCATGCTGATCACTTCATCGAGGGCCATGACACCAGACGCAGGAGTCAGTTGACCGGCCTTACGGACAAACAGTGGCATGCCACGAACGTCAGTCACGGTCTGGACCTGGCCATCACCCAATACCGGCACGGTCGCGAGCGTCTTGGGCGTGACGACCGCGCCGGCATCAAACACGTAAGCTGAGTTCTTTAGTTCCTTGCCCATCTCGACCTCACTTTAGCCGGACCAGTGACCCGCGCTGCCCCTCAATCGAGTCCCCGACCGTCAGCGCCAGCGCCGCAATCTGCGCGGGCGTGTAGGTCACACCGTCCAGAT